GTATACACTGTGTACGATTTCGGCAAATATTTCTTTATAGTAGCAAGGCTCTCAGGATTTGCCATGCTCGCGGAAGTCATTTCGGCAAAAGCTTCGGTGGCAAGGCCATACGCAGTGCCATTGTAAGTTGTCTTTTTCCAATACGACGCATTATGCCGTGTTCTTCCTTTGGCCTTGTTTCCTGTTGCCCCTCCTATTATATCAGAAATATCTGTCTGTTGCAATGGAGTAAGTGAGCTTATTTCTCGGCTTAACGCCTTATACGCATAGTCTTTCCTTACTTTAAAGCCACCATACTTTTGGTAAAAGTCTGCCGACGCCGGGCGCATGTAGCCCTTTTGTACCCACCAGCTCAAATCGTCCTTATGGGCTTTCATCTCGCTGTATTTGGCGTCAACAAGGCCATCAACCTCGCTCTTGATAGTTTTGGGAAATTCGCCATTGTTGTAGTGCGACGAAAAAAGGGTTGTCTGATATGGATTTGCACTGCTTGCCCCCGCATCAATCCCTGCCAAATTGTCTATAGCGTGTCCACTTTCGTGGAAGAGTATTTGATTTGGAGCAAAATCCGGACTTCCCGCCGAATCAGCTTGAGCGTTGAAGTAAACATCATGTCCGCGACAATGGGCCCTTCTTCTGTAGTTTTTATCCGCAACCGAAATTCGTACTTCATTATCATTCCAGACCTTTTGCAGGTCGTCGTTTTTGCACGAATCTACTGCATCGCGGATTTGATTGTAACTGTCTTGTCCCAATACGTTATAAAAACTTGATTTCGATTTGTCTGGCTTTGCACCTGTAGAGCTTACACCAGCCTTAACGTTTCGTTTTTCTCTCGCAATGGCCTTTTCTGCCCAGTGCTGTTTTGCGGGGTCTTTTGTCCGGATGGTGAAGGATGTCGCAGACCCGCCGGTGGTGAATCGTCCAAGTTTGTCGTGGTATGGGTTAAAGTCCGCAGCACCCGCCTTAAAAGACCCATCGTCCTCTTCTCCCGCGGGATACTCTCCTGTCCCGTCCATCTCTCCGCCTTCGTCAATCTCGTCCGACGCCTTTTCAATGTCCTCGTCGGTAATATTCGTCCAGACACCGGTGCGGTTGCTCTGCTGCTTCAGCTCTTTTAACGCAGTGCGTCTTGATACCAGCCCGGCGTTCACCGCTGCCACCACATTGTCAGTTCCGGTCTTTGCCAGCTCGGAACGTTCCTGGTCAGTCGGCTCGCTTACCGGGTTAAACTCAAAGTCAAGGTCATCCGGTACAGCGCCCAGAACGGACATACATATAACCGGCAGCAGCTTGTTCAGCAGTGGTCGCAGCTCGCTCTCCTGCCGTTCTGCAATCATGTCGTAATAGTTCTGCAGGTCGCTCTCGCCCGTGGCGTTAAGTCCCGACGGCGACCGTCCAAACAGCTTTGTCACAGGAATCCCGGCAGCGCCGGAAATGTCCATGATAAACTGCTGGTATACGTCGGACAACCCACCAAAGGAATACTGATGCGTCTCGAATCCGTCCTTGGCGTCCAGAATCTGCATTCCCATGTTGGACATCAGCCAGTTTTGTGCCTGCAGTGTCCTGTAAAGCTCCGCCTGCGATTGCGTATCCACAGCGCCCAGCAGACTGCCCAGGTCGTTCATCTTCATTACGCGCAGATTTGCGATAAACGTAAGCTGCGCAATATTCCAGGAAACATTGTCGCGTTTTCTGAGCTCATCGAAAACCGGCTCCACAACCGACGCGCCCCATTGCGTTTCGGCCTGTGCTTCCCACCACGGCAAGGCGTTGCCGGTGAAGCGCAGCACGCGCGAGCTGTGTACGGTAACCATGGACCCGTCTGCCGGATCGGTAACCAGATAGCTAAGTGGCAGACCGTAGTCAGGATCCGCCGGGTTGGTGATTTGTGCGGTTGACGGCGAAACTCCATTCCAGCGGTCAAGCAGCAGCAGCCCGCAAAAATCTCCCGGAACCATGGCCGAAATGTCAAGCGGCTCACTGAGGTCTGCGCCCTGCCCTTTCACCAACATCACGCCAAGGGCGCCTCCGTACAACCGCCCCCATTGCATACCCTCTTTAAGCTTGTTAATGAGCTGCGTTCTCCGCAGCTCCAGGTCAAACTTTTTCAGCAGCTCAGGATTTACCGCTGAGGTAATCGTAATCCAGCTTTTCAGCATATCGCCCGGGATGGTATCGACAATGCGCCTGATGATCCACGATTCACGATATAGTGAGTTAAGCAGCGGATAGTTCTGCGTAAGTCGCTGCTCCGGGTATCTTGTAGACTCCAGCAGATTTGGCGTCATGGCTCCAAGACGCGCCAGCGGATTGCTGAACGCGTCGCGGGCTTTCCCGTGCGCTGCCTGAGTTTTCTGTTTACGCATTTGCTATCCTCCTCGGTCTGATAAGCGTACACACTCCATACCGGAGCGCGTCCGGCGCGTGGTCGTTTACCTTAACAGGCTTTTCTTTTCCTGATTTCAGCATGGCTTTGTCGTCCCACACATAAGCCTTCATTTCTTCGATCGTCTTTGTGCAGCCTCTGTAAAAATGAATCAGCCGCTTTGTAAGCATCGTGCTTACAAGCCGTATCCCTTCAAGAACATCGTTGTCCGCGTTTATGGTTTCCACCGTGTCCTTTGCTCTTAGCCCACGATTTCGCATTTCTATTTTAAAACTGGCCGCTGACGGGTCTATAACAACAGCAGATGGCCGAAGCGCCGGCTCTGAGTTTACAAACTCCACAAGGTCGTCGCCGTACTGGCTGTTGTCCTTCTCGTATCCGCCTTCGGCTCTGCTGTCCCAATAATATTCGCGGCACACCCACAGGTCACGACCATCATCGTAGATGTCAAGAAAAACCATCGGGTTGACCGTACCGTAATCGATGGCGATATAGCGCCGGAATGTGTGCAGGTTTTTCTGAATCAGGGCGAGCTCCTTGTCGCCAAATATCAGCTCGTCGCTCCAGCTGTCCTTGTAGATCGCTCCTTGTGCCATTACCCACAGCCCAAGGATGAACCGCTGGTAAAACACTCCGGAATACATCGTGCGATAACGTTCGCGGGTTGCGTCGGACAGGGAAGGGTTGTCGTCCATCGTGAAATGCAGATGCAGCAGGCGTTTGCTTTCCCTGCCCTCTATCCAGCGTTTCAAAAACCAGTGCATGGGGCTTTCCGGGTTGCAGTTAAACCACATTTTGGCGCCTTCAACGGAGCAGCGCCCTGTCGCCTGGTTGACGAAGCTTTCCGGCATCAGGGCAGCCTCGTCACAGTAAAGCCCCGCAAGTGTTATGCCCTGGATCAGGTCCTGCGAGCTTTCATCCCGCCCGCCGAAAATGTAAAAGAAATTCGTCCGCCCGCCCTTGCTGACCGTAATCAGATTTTGCGTGCGCAGCTCATCCACGTTAAAACCGTGTACCAGCAGCACCAGCTTCAGCCACCGCCACACGTTACGGTTAAAGCTTCCGACCGTCTTGCCGCACATTGCAAAATTGCACATGTCGAACGAGCCCATTGCCCAAAGCACAAAAGACACAGCCATGGCAACCGTTTTACCGGCGCGAATGCTCCCGTCTGCAATAATCCCGTTATATTCCCGGTAGGGCGACGCGGCGCACCACCACGTCAGGACCTGCAGCTGCTTGCGTGAAAATCGTCCAAAACGAAGAGCCGGCTTTATTTTTGCCGGTGCCCTTCCTTTCATTCCTTCCATGCCTCCTTCGCCGCATTCTCCAGCGCGGCGGCAAGTCCGTCATCCTCGCAGCCCGCCGCTTCGTCCGGCTCCGGCAACGCAGGCGCCGGCTTATATCCTGCCGTATCGCGCACAAATTCGGCGGAGCGTGTATTTCCTTCCACCAGTGCCCTTTGCAGCTGCACAAGAACCATCCTTTGCCCTGCCGTAAGGTTAGCGTCTGTGCTTACTGCCTCCGCAATGCTCTTTGGATGGGATAGCCGCCCGTTGCCTTGTAGCGGCATCGCAAGAAGCTCCCTGGCAATTACTCTCAGATCCGCCAACTTCCGACGTCTTTCTCCGGACGCTATTCCACCTTTTTTGCGAATTTTCCTTTGTTCGTCCTTTGTTCGTTCATTAAGCGGTATTAAATTTGCACTGCCGGACCGGCTCTTTCCATTTCCCATTTCCTCACTCGTTCGCAATAAAAATGCACTTGCTGAATGAATAGCAAGTGCATGTGTGTAGTTTTGTGTTTCGCGGCTAACGCTTCCCTCTCGGCTTCCAGTTCGGATTGTCCTGCGGGTAACGCGGCTGCGGCGGATCCACGTCGTAAAGGATGGCCAGCGTATATCTCGTTACGTCCGAAATGTCTTTGCATTCCTCGCTGTCCACAAAATCAATCATTTCTTCGATGATTGGCTCGTCTGTCATCTCTGCCAAGGATTTCATGTAAAACACATTGCCATCGACCTGGTCTTTAAGTCCCGGCTCAGGGGCAAGTCGCAAAAGCTTTGCCCTAAGCTCTGCCAGTAAGGCGTCCCGTTTGTTTGTGTTCCGCACTTTCCGTTCATCCCCCATATATCCGTCGCTTGCCCGTTACGATATATTCTCCAGGCGCAATTTTTTCAAAAAGGTAACAGTAATTTCCTATGGGTTTGCTTATGGACCGGAGTTCCCTTTCTTCGCGCGTCATGTTCGTAAGTAAATTATGCATGACCCTTCCGTATTCGCTCCTCGGCAGCAGCAGCTCGTAAGGTTTGACCTTTGCCCTGCTCGAGCGGGCAGGTGCTTTCTTCTTTCCGCTTGCTTTTATTTTACCAGAAGCGGCAGGTTTCTGCAATGTGTTTTGAGCCTGCCCACCCGCTCCTCTGACAAACTCGCCGTTTTTGTTGCGCTGATGCTTCCACTCGTCCCAGTGTGCGTCCCGTACTGCGCTTCTGAATATGCGTTCCAGCTTGCGCAACGTTTCCGTCCGCCAATTTGGCATCATGTTTTTGGCTTTCTCCTTGTCATTTTGTCCAGCCTAATACTATCACAGAAATTTAGTGACATTCAATGACATCTTTTCTTGTCCCGTGTATCTCAGCCTAATACTACCACGAAAATTTAGTGACATTCAATGACATCTTGCCGCAATTTCCGAAATTGCCTGATCGTGCAGCCTGTATACCTGTCTTAGTGAATATCCCATGCGGACAGCAATCTCGGTCCACCGGCAGCCCATCAGGTAGCGGCGCGTGAGCACTTCCATGTATTCGCCCTGTAGCAAGGCAATAAGTGAGCGCGCCTGCTCCTGTCTTTTGATGAGCGTTGTTGCGGCAACAAGAGCCTCGCGGAGCGTATCGACTTTCCTTGCAGTTAGCTCCGCCATCTTGTCCCCGCCTCCAGCTCCAGGCATCTCCGAATACCTCTGTGTTACCCTTTCAAGCTGCGCATCCAGACCGTGCACGTACTCCATCTGCACCCGGAGCATATCTCCGGCATCGCGCGCTGCATTCAGTATTTCGATAACGTCTGCTTCCTCCAATCTGTGCCTCCGTGCTCATTTAACAATTGCCCAGTCGCGTGCCATTGCGTCGCCCCTGCCCCACATCTTCTTCGTATACGGAACAGGATGACCGTCGCCTGTATCGAGCATAAC